TACTGCCCATACAAACTTCCTTGTTGGGGAAGAGATAAATTGCAGTTGTTACCACAGCAGCAATCTAAAGGTAAGAATCCTAAATGGGTTTGGTATACTTCGGTTACAAATCCAAGGGAGGAAACCAAAGAGTTTAATGGTGGATAGTTTAAGGGGTCTATTCACCATTGACTTTTTAAATATTTATATTATGCATTTATATTTTGTAGTATTTAAAAATAAAAAAGATAATGATTATAAATTATTTAGTAATATTATTTTTGATAAAGAAAAAGAAGCAGATGAATTTGGAAAAAAAAGTATGAAAAGAGGATACGAACATAAGGTATTAGATTATAATAAAGAAAACCATAGTAGGTATTGGGATGAAAAATAAAAAGATGGGTGCACTTAATTATATAAATTCTGTTAAGGTAATAGTGCAACCTTGGCAAAAAGGTTTTAACTGTAGTATCGTTATGGATAGTAAATCTAAAATGAGTACAGAAGAGTATGAATTATGTTCTACAATAGCAAGAGGCATGATAAAGATGGCAACTACTGACCCCCATTCAACGTTTCTGTGGGGACTTCGTGGATATGCTGAAGATAAAAGAAAAAATGAGAACGATCTAACCATTAGTTCTGTTGCAGAATTTGATGATGATTCTAATGTTATAGACTTTCTTGAGTTTTTAAAAATGAAACGAGATAAGGAGTTAAACTAGTGGCAACACATTTAGTTATAGGTGATCCTCATTGTACACCTAAAGCAAACAATGATAGATTTCTGTGGGCAGGTAGACTAGCAGCAGATTATAAAGTTACTCATGTAGTATGTATGGGAGACTTTTGTAGTATGGATTCTCTATCTACATATGATAGAGGTAAAAAATCCTTTGAAGGTAGAAGGTATCAAAAAGATATGGATCATTCACATGAAGCATTATCTTTATTTAATAAAGGCTTAGGTAAATATAAACCTAAAAAGATTATGCTACATGGTAATCATGAAGATAGGATTGATAGATTTGTAGATGAAAATCCAGAATTAGATGGCACTGTAAAGATTAGTGATCTAAAGTTTAAACAGTATGGATGGGAAGAAGTTAGGTATAAAGCTATTAAAGTTTTAGATGGTATACACTATTCTCATCACTTACCTTCTGGTATTATGGGATCTGCTATATCTGGTGAAAATATTGCAAGAAGTATATTGACAAAGCATAAAGTTTCTGCTACAGTAGGTCATAGTCATTTATTAGATTATGCAGTATCAACATTACCTAGTGGTAAAAAGTTACATGCCCTATCTGCTGGATGCTATCTAAATCACACAGAACATTTTGCTAGAGATACTCAGCATATGTGGTGGAGTGGTTTGATTGTTAAAAGAGAAGTTAAAGATGGTAATTATAATATGGAGTTAATTGATATCAAAACTGTTAGGAGGGAATATGGTAAAAGATAAACGTACATATACAAAGAAGATGGATCATGGTCATGACATGTCATATGAGAATGAAGTAACATATGATAATGTTAATGCACCCGCACATTATCTTCATGGTAAAAAAGAAACTATAGATGTTATATGTGATTGTATGACAAGTGATGAGTTTCATGGATACCTAAAAGGTAACATATTAAAATATGTTTCTAGATATAAATTTAAAGGAGAACCATTAGAGGATTTACATAAGTCTCAGTGGTACTTAAATAGATTAGTTAAGGAGGTTAGTAATGGGTCAAGTTAAACAAGCAATACTAGAAGTAGATGATTTTGTTTCTGCATGTGTTAGGGATGGTAGAACTCTTAATCAAACAATAAGAGATGCAAGAGAATCTAAAGCTGCAAAAACTAATCCATATCTTGATGATGAAGATATGGTAGAAAATAAATATTATCAATTTAAAGGAGCAGAGTAATGAGTAGAGATATATTAGATGCTTTGAAAAAAAAGTATGAAGCAGAAGTAGATATAGCAAAAGCTACAATACAAATATACCTAGATAAACCTGTAGGTATAGGTGAACATCCACAGTTTGCTGAAGAGATAGATAAACAACTATCAGCAATAACATGTGCGACTGATAAAATAAAAGCAATAGATACACATTATCCTAATGAGGATGATATACCATTTTAATAGGAGGACAGATGGCTGATCAAAAGAAAGAAACACCAAAGACTACCCCAAGAATGTATAATATAGATTCTGAAAAACTAATGGATATCATGCGATATCTCATGACAAGACCTTATGGTGAGGTTGTTAAACTGATGAATTCTCTATCTACACTTACACCTGTAAATTTAGATGGAGGTAAAGATGACGGAAAAAAATAATAACAAACATTACACTGGTATATTGTTTGAATTAAAGATAGGATTAAATGAAAAGAATACTATTGTAATAGACTATGGAGGTAAGCCTGTAGGTAAGATAAGAGAAGCATTAAAGGGTTTACCTTACCATGGTAATCTATGTGCTGCAATAATAAATCATGCTAACTCAGTGGGTAAAAAACTAGAAGATGATATCAAACAGATTATACAAAAAATTTAGAAAGATGTTTTGGCATAATAGAATTATAGATTTTGTTGAGAGATGTACTTCAAGATTTAATAGTTATCTTTGGACAAAAAGATGGGGTGATAGATCTTTGTATCAATCAGACCAAAAAAAAAGACACTTAGAGTAAAACTCTAAATGTCTTGTTGTTGCCTACTGGGGGAGTCTTTATGGCTCCCCTTTTTTATTTTAGATTATTCATCTGAGATTTCATGGGTTTTTTAGTAGGTAAAATTAATTTACCTGTATCGTCTTTTGGATTCATGAAATCTAAAACTCTAGTTATATAAACATCTTTTAAAAGTTCTGAGTAATTTTTATTCTCTGCATATTTATCTAAATAATCAAAGTAATTAATTGTATCATCACCTTTTAATATTGATTCTCTTAGCCCTTGAAAATTAGATCCTGTTTTAATAAGTTCTAAGAATCCTTTTATACTATCTTCTGGGCTATCAAATACCCTAACCTTAGCTTTTTTATTAGGATCTTGTGATAGTATAAAATTTTCATTACCTTGTGCTTGTATACCAAAAAAATTATTTGCTCTTTTATTAGTATCACCACCTTCAAAATTAAAATTACCAGTTTCAGTTGTAGCTATTGTCATTATAAAATCTTCATCAAGATTAGCTTCAAATGAGTCTGGGTTATATTGAGACTGAACGTTTCTTATCTTCTTTAAAAAATCCCTATGTTTTCCATATTCATCCATAGTTCCGTGTAATAATAATAAACTAACAATTCCAAGCACGAAGTGCTTTATTAATTCTTGAATTCGGATCAT